CTAGCTATCGCATCAGCTGTTAAGCCTCTAATATCAAATTCTAAAGTAACTGCTGCACTTTCTGCCCTACTATTTGCTACTGAAATACTACCACCACCTGAGTCTGCGATTGTTGCTACATAGTTACCAGTTGTATCTGTTCCAAGAGCTACACTATTGGCTTGCATAGTTGCAGCTCCATCTTCTGCTATTGCTATATCACCAGATACAGATGCGAATATTGCATCTTCTAAATTTTCGAAAGTTATTTTACCAGAAGCACTATCCGTAGCATCCACCATAGCGATAAAGTCATCATCTGCTATACTTGTTTCGGTTGTTAATTCATTTAAATCTATTGATAAAGTATGAGCTATATTTTCACCAGAAGTTGCACCTGTACTATCTATACCTGTGCCACCTGTAATATTCTGAACATAATCTCCAGTAGTTTCGGTGGCAAGAATAACACCATCGTCTTTTATTGTAACTGCACCAGAACTTACTGCAAAGTTATCTGAGCTAAATGATGCGATACCTTTATTAGATGTGGTCGCATCTTCACCAGCTATAGTAATTGTGTTAGAGGAACCAGAGGTATCAATTCCTTCTCCACCAGCTATAGTTAGTGTTTCTGAATCTAAGTCAATGTTTAATGCACCACCTGAGTCACCCTGGAAGTCTAAATCTTGGGCTGTTACCTGTGCATCTACATAAGCCTTAACTGATTGTTGCGTAGGTACGAGTGTGGCAGAATTAGAATCCATACCATCTTCATCTACAAAAGCTGTGATGGTTATAGATCCGTCAGAAATACTGCCGTATTGTATAGTTCCGCTAGTGGTAAGGTTTTCGTTACCAAACGAAATAGAGCCACTACTATCTGTAATACTAGCTGAAGTAATGGTCATTGTGCCTGTTACTACACCAGAACTACTAATTGTAGCTAAAGTAGACGAATCATCTTTAAAACTAAAGTCTCCGCCATCTGCGTTAAATTCTATATCTCCTGCTACATCTACGGTTAAATCACCGCTTGCTACATCTATTTCTGTAGCATCTGAAAAATAAAGATTGCCTTCTAAGTATACATCTTGCCAAGCATAACTAGACGAACCAATGTCGTAGGTGTCATCTGCTGCTGGAATTAAGTTTGAATCAATTGACCCTGTAATAGTGACCGTATCTCCAGAAGCATCTCCTAGATCTACGTTGCCAGTAAGTGATACATTTGCTGCTGTAACCGTTCCTGTAGCGGTAATGTGCCGAAATCCTGTGATATCTTTGTTAGAATCGACAACAACAGCTTTACTAGCTGTAACCGTTCCTGCGGTCACATCGCTTGAATTTGCTCTGGATACTGCGCTGTCAATTTGAGCGCCAGTATAATCTGAATTGTAATTAGCCATTTATGTTCCCCTGTTAATAGACTTCAATTAAATGGGAATTAGACTACATCTATATCTTTTGACCGTTAGCCATTCGTTTGCAGTCAGATTGCGCTTTATACTCTTTTCCAGGCCAACCGTTACCTTTAAGTTTGAATAAAGGCCCACTCATGAGTTTTTTTAAATTCGTGTTACCACATTCACAAGTAGCAGTCTCATCTACTTTAGTCATTATCTCAAATGTGTCTTCGCATTTACTGCATTCATAATCGAAAGTTCTAAACATCACCATTTAACCTTTGCAGCCCAATATGCTGCGCTCATCTTGCCTTTAGCTATATTCTTACGATGTCTAGCTAAAAATGATTTACGTCTAGCTCTTTGTGCTTTTGATTTTGGATTCTTACCAGCACCACGCACCCCCTGTTGACCAAAGCGAATCAATTTTACTTTAGATCCTGACTTTGCTAAAACTGCGTGACTTTTTGTTTTGTGTTTTGGTGTTCTTTTTGGCTTATTGTAACCAGAAAAACGCACACCTCTATAATTTATGGCCATTTATCTACCGACAAGCCTTTGTGCGGTTCTATGACTTTGTGTAAAAGTTCTACCTTTACGCATCTCAGTAGCCATTTTTGATAAATGCCTTTTAGTGTGATGCGTTTTGTGCCTTTGCATTTGGCTTTTTTGTCTTGATGTTAAGCCTTTTAGATTTATGCCTTTTAGATTTGTAGCCATTTATATATTACCCTGGATTTAAAAAAAAAGGAATGGGGGCTAATAAAAGCCCCCATATAACTCCTATTAGTGATTAAGGATTCTTGAACTCTTGGATTCTACCCTCAAAAACTGTGACTGCTCCGTAAAGCATATCGGTAACAACTTTAGTACCTAAGAAGTCCACGCTGTACTCAGCTTGTACTCTTGGTTCTAGTTGTCTAGCTGCACTAACAGCAGATGGATGGAAAATATATCCAACTTCTACGCCAGTTGAGCCTGATGATCCCATGACTGTTGAGTGGAGAACAGGCATACCGTAAAGCATTCCTATTTGACCATTCTTCAATCCAGATGGGCCTGCGCCCATTTTAGAAGCATCTACGAAATCGCTGATTCCGAGCATTGCAGTATACAATGCAGGAGAAACGACAAAGTTACACTCATTCGTGTCTACGTCAGCTTCCATCAAAGTCTTCATTCCGCCTCTGATTTCTGCTGCTGTGATTACGTTGTCAGTTCCTAAAGCGGTACTATTAGTCGTAGCCGCTTCAACTTTTGATTCAATAAACGCATCATAGGTCTTAGCAAGAGCATATGCCATTCCACTAACTTCTTTTTCAAAAAGGCCAGGGATAGACTGGACACTTGCTATGTCCTCAACGAGTTTTGCAGCGTAACGATGCTGGTCGATCGTTAGATCGGCTTTTGCATGAGTTGAAGCTGCGTAAGTTACGAGTGTTTCTGCTGCTTTAGCGGCATCACTAACCTCTGCTAATTTAGGGATATGATATGTATCACCTTTGTTACCTTTGACAAGACCATTTAGAGATGTGTCAACACATTGTTCAAACACAAGATTGCGTTCTAAATATGCTTTTACTCCGTCAGTCCAAATTTCAGGTATAAAATTCAGTTGTTATCGTAGTGGCTTTTTATCCTCTACTTCTTTAGGTTTCCCTAAAGTTCGGCATATCTTTTCAACTTTCGTTGTCGAGGCCTCTTGGATACATTATATCTTTTCAGTATCTATGCTCTGCCCCTGACTATACTTAGTATAGCCTTCGGTTCTGATTAGCTTATCTTACGACTTAGCCTTCCAGCTTAATTCCTCGATTTAACGCTGCCAATTTTATCTAGCAGCGGTGGTAGTGGTAACCGATGCGCCAGCAAAATTTTCTGATAATGCCATAGTGGTTATCTACTTTCCACGCTATTTTTTAGCGTAATTTGAAAGAACCTTACTCCAATTCCTTTGCCTCTCGTCTTTGTTCATTTCCGCGAACGGATTGACAGAGCGATCTGGCATTGGTGTAGAGTACGATTCATTCGTATTAACTTTCTGATTAAATGATCGCGTTACGAATTTCTGCAACTTTTCAGTTGACAGATCAATCGCAAATTCTCGATCCTCGTCAGATAACTGATTAAGAAGGTCTTTTCGTACAGATTCTTTAATCTGCATACCTTCTTCTGCCTGAGATTTGTACTCGTCTCGTTCAGACTTGTACTTGGTAGCTAGATCCTGCCACTCGTTATTCTTCTGCATTTCTGCTTCATCTTTTTCATCGAGTTGACCTTGCAATTCCTTTACCTTTGCTTCAGCTTCCTGGCGCTGGTGTCTGTATTTTTTCGCATCTGCGATAAGTTGTCCAACATCAGCGCTGCTGTCGGTACTTTCTTGAACATTACCTTGTTCTACAGGTTGCTCTTCCTGAGCGACTACTTTAGAGTCCGTTTCCATAATTTCTCCTATATGGTGTATACCTTAAAACCCATTCCATTTTTTTTGAGTTCTGTGGTGATTTGTCTTACTACTTGTTTACCTATCTCATCCATAATCATTTCCCCTATTTCTGGAGGAACTGCATTTTTTTTAGATGAAATAATTCTTTTTTTTCTTTTATTAGTATTCTTACCAAACACTCCAGTCTGATGACCTTCCATCTTAGCTGCTTCTTTTGGATCGGTAATTCCATAAACGAAACCACTTCTGCCTGCTCTAATCAGTCTAATTGAGTTAAGCATTTTTCCTGTTAAGGTTAAGTTAGGAGTTGGAAGTGAGCTAATTTGATTTTTAGCTGCTTTTCTTGCTTTTTTGCGTTTTTCGTAAGCTGGCGTGTACGCTTCAAAAGGTTGCCCTCTGTGGTCTCTTTTTTTATTACGAACATAAGAGGCGTGTTCATTTGCAGTTTGACCGCCTAATATCCTAAAAAATCTTGGGCTAATGTTGAACATTTTTTTTAAACTAATCATCCGTAATACTCTTCTAATGTTTTTGGCACTTTGAATGCCCTGCCTTTCTTCTTTGCCTTATCTTGCATACCTTGATAAGCTACTTTAGCTTTTTGCTGTATGTCTCTATTTTGCGT